TCTCAAAACAGCAGCAATGCAGTAGCGCCCGCAGTAAGTGCTGTAGAGGCGGACTTGACTGGTGCCCACGGCTTGGTAATGACCGAAATACCAGAGATGTACCTGCGAAGAGACCATTTTGACGGGGTTACCTGGAAAAATATTAAGGGCGCAGACGTATCAAAAGACTATTCCCTTATGTCTGGTAATAATAGCTTGGCTAGACAGCTAAATCTTCTTAGTAGCGGCGTTGAACGTGATGTTCATTTTATGTGGGTTATACATAAAAGCCAATTTAATAATCTTAGCCCCGCTGAACAATCTAAATACTTAAAACACCCCGCTTTTATGGAGCCCTCGGACTCGGAAAGCACAAGAACACACCGGCTTAGCGCCGATGAAGCTGGTCAGTACTTTCCTGATGGCATTGATGTTAGCTCTGGCAGTGGTACAACTATTAGTTTATGGTATAATCACAATTGGGTGGTGGGTAAATCCCTTCTCTATACACGGTATACGTCAGTTGACGGGTTTTACACCGGGTTATCAGGCCTATCACCAAACACTATTTACTATATTACGTCCGCTGGTTCTTCTACTATTAGCGTAGCTACATCAAAATCTGGAACACCTATAGCTGTCTCTGGAGCTGGCTGGGGCCGCTTTCACGGCTATTTTAATCCCATTGTAACTAAGAATTCCCAACAAGTTACCTCTGTTTCTACTACATTAAACTCCCCCGCTGTATTTACTACGTCCTCAGACCACCAACTAATGGTAGGTCAAAAAGTTCAACTGTTCTTTACAGGTACTATACCAAACTTCACCTCAGGCTCCTTTTATTATGTACTTTCTCCAAACTACACCAACTACACTCTATCTTTAGCCACAACTTTAAGCAACTCTCTTAGCAACACAGCTCTCAATTTAACTGGTACCAGCTCATTTACTAACTGCTACCTCAAACCATATGTTGTTGATAATCTGGATAACCCTCTAATAGAGTTTAATAGCATTAGCAGCACAGATACATTGAATGTAGATTGGGTCCCGGGGTATAACAACCATTGGTTAAAAACAGGAGACACAGTTATCTACACCGGTCAAATTACTGGCTTAAATTCAGGTTCTAGATATTTTGTTATTAACGTTAGCCCCACTTCTATAAAACTTGCTTCTAGCTATCTAAATGCTCTATCTGGTACTGCTATAGCTGTTAGTGGTAGTGTTACTAGTTCTTGGGTAGTTAGAGCCGACTATGCTGAAGTAACGTTTCCTGGTATGGACTTTCCTATACAAACTATTAATACAGACACTCCCCTCAGGAGAAATAGCTATGAAGTGTTATATAGCTCTGTCTTTATGAATGAACCAGAGGGTAGACGACTAACTGCAACGCTTAGTAGCTCTACGTTTACTACCCCAGAGAGTCATAATTTGTTTAACAGAGAACGAGTCTACTTTTATTTTACTGGGGGCACTATAACGGGACTTACAGATGGCACTGCCTATCACATAGTTAACGTAGGGAGTAATACCTTTCAGCTATCAGCTACTTTAAATGGCGCAGCAATAACTATTAGCAGTACAGGTTCCCCCTCTATATATTTTTACACCCTGAAACCCGTAAGTAGGAAAACTGTGGGTAGTACATCTAGCGCATCAAACTTTCCGGGGTCTGTAGGCATTTGGGAGGTAACAACTATTAATGGCGTTTCACATTTTAAAAGGGCTAAGGCAGGGTATGAAAATGCTTACATTCCGACAGTTTTATATGACCACTCTTACATCACTGGTAATATGGTGTATTTTAGTAGATCTAATGCTACTGAGTATACCGGCACTACTAGTTACTCTATAGCTAGCGTTAGTAGTAACTTTATATCTGTGGGTGTAAATCCTAATTACGTTGTAAATGATCAGATAATTAACTTTGTTTCCGTGGGAGGTCTAACTGGAGTTAGTACTAATACAAATTATAAAGTAGTTAATAAACAAGCAGACGGAACTTTTAAAATAACTGATATGAACGGCAATGCCGTCTCTGTTACATCTTCAGGTACTATTACTGCTAGCATACAATCAAGTATATTCAGTGAACTTAAGGAACAGTTTTACTTTATAAACGCAAAGGGTGCTCCTGACTATTATTTTACACTTCACAATACTTATGAAGATGCTGTAAACAACGCCAATCCTATAACTAATATTTCACCTCAGCCTAGATTTAGTGATTATCCCTACTATACTAGTAACTACAGCTCTTACGGGCAGATGTACGGTTGTTTTATTATACCTAGGGTATACAATCTTAGCAACTCCGGAACTAACCTTAATGAATTTCACCCCCTGCTGTATATGGCAAACATATATACTAGTATGTTAGAGTATAGATATTATAATCGCCCACAGTTTTCTTCATACTCGTATCAAAGCCCCCAAAACTCTCCAACGGTTACTTTAAAACTCGACCGACATACAGCTTATACCTACATTAGCCCACATCTACCAAGAGGTTTAGGTTACAGCAAAGGAGGTACACATTCAAGATTAATTTATCTCACACAAAGAGGTTTTAATATAATTATAGGTAGAGATAAGTTTATATTTACTGCACCATATGCCTCTCTGACACGAACAGCTAGTTCCACAGCAACCAAAACTGGCCTGTTTCCGACACTTGACCAGTCAAAACCTAATACCACTTTATTACTAACTGTCGTGGACCACTTAGGATACGCTACATATAATTTTATAGCTAATTCCGTAGGGCACTTTGAAAATAATGCTGGTTCTGGTGGAACCCCCCCATATATGCCCTTAATATGCAATAAGTATTGCTTCTAATCTAAAATACCTTATATAAAAACAGATGAGAGTAAACTCATTAAACGGGCTTAGCAGGAAACACCACACTATTAGGGTCATCAAACAGCTCCGGCAGGTCTCTCAGCTTTTGACGGTACTCAGCCCACTCCTCTTTATTAGCAGGAGCATCCGGTAACTGTGTCCAGTCACTCTCTTTCAATAACTGCTCTCTATATGCTTTTACACCACCCCAAGTGCTTAAATCGTACTTGGGTTTTGTTAATATATCAATCGTCTTTGGCAGCAACCCTAACGCCGTAGATTTAACTTCAAACTCTAACTGCTCTTGTATCGCAGCTTTTAAGTCACTGTAACTTAACGAGTTTGATAAAACTACTTCACAGTCGTAATAAGTTGTTGTTGACACAGACGTTTTTAATTCTGTGCTATCCTGCGCAGGAACTATGATAGGGTCTGGAGAGTCTCCATTTAGGAAAGCGTCAGCGTCTAGATTCTGTCTAAACACAGTAATATGTTCCTCCTGCTTTTCTTCCCACAATACCGGCACTAAAATCTGTGTTCCTTGTACGATAGTAGTTAACTCATTTAATCTCAATTTCATATCAAACCTCTCTTATCTGTGTAAATAAAATCTTACTGAATCACTTATTATTAGAAAATCCCATATACCCGCACCCCAAACTGACATGCTGCCCGCACTATAAGCGTTTTCAACTGGGCTAGTATATGAGTAGGACCAAATACCCTCATACCTTTTCTCCACCGCGTTTATCCTATCCTCCTCGTCAACACCAAAACCAAAACTGGTCATGGAATTCGTCGACCCTACAGCCTCATAAAAACCTATATTTAGCCTTTTACGAAAAGTTCCAAATATTATACTGTATACTTCCCCTCTTAGCTTTAACTTACAATAAGCTCTGTTGTTATGTACTATATTATTATTAAAAGTATTAGGAACAAAAGCGTTATTGAAGGAGTTAAAATTAACCCAGTGTTGGGCTGTGTCGTTAGTCTGAGAGTCTCCTAAGTAGTGTAGCGCTACTCTGCTGGATTTCTGCAGCTGAGGCAATCTGCTACCTACACCACCAGGTGAAGTACATTCCCTAACGTTTCTGACCTCGGTGTTAATAAGATGCTGTATGGCGTTGAATAGCAGTAAATCTCCACCCGAAAAGCCATCTGGTACCGCACCCTCTAAGCTACTTCCGATTTGGGGATGTGTAAAAGTACCATACAAATCAGAAGCGGTATTAGATGGGTTATTATCTGAATCCTTAAATTTTAACCAGTTTAGCGTACTATTTACAAACTGGGGTTGGTCAGTTATTTGTACTATGTTTGTGTTATTTAAACTGCCTTCATAAGTTGTATGTAGACTAATAGTATTATTGTCTATTCTACGAACGTAGTAAAGCCGGGGCTCTAGTTCAAAGAAGATTTTTGGACTAATAAAAAAAGGTGTTGCTCCAGAAGCTAAAGTCGGCAAAACTGTAATAGCAGTTGTAGAGTTTGGCGTAGTACTTAACTTAAACTGTTTAGTAGAAGGGTTTACATCAAATACATCAAATACATAATAATCTTGGCTGGAGTATTCTACAAAACTACCATTGCTTGCTACTAGCTTTACACAAGTCTGATTTTTATAGTCCAAAACACCCACTGAAGTTGTGAAAACTGAATTACTGAAAGTAAACCCTATATGCCCAGGATTCCATTTGTAGAAGGGGGCGTAGGCTAAACTAACTTGATTCCCCGTAGCATAAAAGCTGCTATACTCCCTATAATAAGCTCTTAACCTACTGTTCTTAAGCGTAATCTGGTTATTACTAATACTCCTTACACCGTCACCTGCGCTAGCACAGAACCCTTCGGTCTTTATGCTATTAGGTACTCTATAAAATATCTTTATACCCGAGGTAGAGAAAGTTTGTGTTGATGTTACTGGGACACCGGATGGTAGCCCATTTTGTTCAGGTATGGTTAGGTTAAAAGTAGTAGTTGTAGAGGTTTGGTTTATATTAATTGGGTAGTAAGCTGTCATTCCCCAGAGATTAGAGCAGCTTACTCCTCCGTTAAACAGAGTATTTATAGTTGCTGTATTACTGGAATAAAAATAAATATTATTGTAAGTAAAAAGGTTATCTTTTATGGCTTGATTATTGGCTCCATCTATTGGAATGCTAACAGTTACACTTTGACCAGCAACTCCAGTTACAGTAACTGCGGTTGCCTCGTACTGCTTAGCTCCACCTAAAAACAAACCTTTATATCTCACTCTATTTTCATTAATACTAGACTGGGACTTAACGCTTATTATTGGACCTATTGGATGCCCTGGCAGCTCTTGGTCTACATAATCAGCTCTCTTTAAAGTAGCTGAACTGTCAAAACCACTTACTGTTAAGGAGATGTTTTTAGAGGCGTTAGTCATGGAGCTGGCTAAGTATAACCAGTTATCTCTATCGGCTGCTTGTGAATCTCTAATAACGTAGTATACTTTACCAGACTGCAACCCATTTAAATTACCTGTGAAAACAACACTGTCCCCCGTCGCAAAGTTATGACTACTAAAACCTACTTGCCAATCTACATATAGCTTATTGTTTGACACACTAGTAATAGATAGTTCACTGTTATATTCATTGTATACAATAGGCTGTATATAAGAGGAATTTAAAGTAGTATTAGAGCCGTTATTAATAAAAACTGGGGTAAGGGAAGCTGTTAGATTTATAATAGAGGAGCAAAGTTGGAAGGTATTAGTAGTGTAGTCGGGGTTTAGAACATAATAGTTAGAGCCTGATGTAAAGTTAGTAAGGGTGCCTGTAAAAAACAGTTGAACCTTTTGTCCTTCCATAAACTGATGGTCTTGAGACGCTGTAAAAACTCCGTTATTACAGCTTATTATATTTACTTGAGATTTAGTTATAATTGGTGTTAAATAGGCATCGTAATAAAACATACTAGGCCCGTTTCTTACTTCATCATACACCTGTTTTAAAGCAGTACTGCTGTCGTTTTTCTTTGTTGTTAAACTAAAACCACCGTCATTTCTAGGTCCAAAAACGTAGTAAATAGTATTATCAATTAAGCCTGGATGATGACCTTGGTACAAAACAGATTTACCTGCTTTTAATCTGTGAAGCGCTATGGCGTTTGTAACACCAGACACGTTTGATAGATATACAACAGAATTGTGTATGTCTTTTTGTACGCCATTCCAAGTAATCCCAGCAAACATTGGGTGCCCCGTGGGCATTAAATTTCCTATCTCTTTAGCTGTTAACCTAATCCTTCTTGATTCCTCTGAATCTGAGGTAGACATAAACGCAGGGTGTCTAACGTATTTAAGTTGCTCTTCAGGGCTTAAAGAAAGTAGTTGCTGTTTTGTTATTAACCAGAATACGTGTAACTTTGCAATGACATCGCCATTTACTGAATTAAGGTTAAGCGGTACAACACTCTTGTTGTTAACAAATTGATTTTGAAATATTGGGGTAGAGCTTACAATAGTATAGTCTTTGGAGACATCTTCGCCTTTGATGTTAAACCAGGAATTACCGTCAAAGTAATCTTTTCTAAAGAAGAATTCTGGTATTTCGAGCATTACATTACCATGTTCTCCGGAGTAGTCCGCTAACACATTTTGATTTGAACTTGGTGTAATAGCGTTATCTATGTTCTGGTTATCCAGGCATTCCCACACCTCATTATTATGCAGTACTCTATCTCCTGTTTTATAGGCTGTATTAGAGTTATAAGTGGGTAAAATAGTTTTTACTTTTGTTGAGGGGTTATATGGGTTTCTTATCCAGCTATTTCCGGTCCCCCCTAAAGCAGGGTCTCCACCATTACCTCTCGATGTATCACCTTCTTCTACTTTTATCCACCCAGCTTGTCTTTCCAGAGTTATGGATACCCCAGATGACACTGTTAAAGCAGCTTCAGCTAAAGCTTCTGCATATGATTTGGCTAATCTAAATACAGTATTACTAACTTTTATTACAAAGTATACCGCGTTTATTTTTACTGCAGTAGTGTTGTTAGAAACCACACAGAGCACTTTACTACCGGTAATTAAATTATGATTTGTGTTAGAGCTAGCGGATTGGGTATAAGTTACTTTTTGAGTTTCTTCTGTGGGGATACTGCTTGTTGTTGCAAAGGTATAGGTAGAGAGGGTAAATTCGTTATTAGTGCTAGAGGTAGCTGTTATAGTTTGCCATGTTCCGGCTATATAGCCAGAAGTAGAGTTCATACCAGGAGTGGGGTGTAAATTGTAGCCCGGCCGGGGTATATACTTCTTAGAAAAATCAGTTGCTGACTTTTGTAGTAAAACAGAATAATATTTAACTGTACCATCTTGTAGTACGTTAGCTACTTTAATACCGCTGTGGGGTGTTAAGTCTGGCTGTGAAGTTAAATATGGTTTATAGTGAGATTCTGAGGTTTCGGCTATAATTTGGTTTAGAGAGCCTACAAATCTAAAGTATTTTTCATCCACAGGCTCATAGTAAGTATCGTACTCACCTTCCCAGACTAAGGGAGTAGTAACTTTAAGAGATTCAGAGTTACTTGAAAAGGTAGCCCGCGCAATTGAAGAAACTAAGTTAGGTTCATTTACTTTTAAATCAAATCGCGAAGATTGTCCAAAGCGTATTACTGTCATATTAAATAAAGTTATGAGTTATGAGTTAGGGGTATATACTCTAGGCTGATAGCAACTGCTTTTGTATACTAAATACATTGTTTTTATAAAGTTGGCGACAATAGGTTGTCTGATACAGTTTATTTATAGTTTTACTGTTGAGTAAAAAATTAGATGCACTAAGGCCGCACTTTTTGTTTCAAACCAAGTGCGGCAGTAGTTTTTAAATCTGTTAGGTAGTATTTTACGTTTCTACCAGAAAAAGTTTAACTTCTGCTGCTCTTCTTCTTACTAAGCCAGGCAGTATTCTTTTACGGCTATCTCTAGTCCATCTAAGCATCTCTTGTGAAGCCAGTTTATAGTTTCCGCTGTTTAGTTTTTTTAGCACTGTAGATTTTTTAAAAGCACCCTCACCAACGTTAAAGGAGAAAGAGACTAGTGCACCGAATTGGGAGTTAGTGAGGGGAACTTTGACGTTATTTGTGACTATCTTCTGGAAGACTGACAGGTCCTGTTCTAGAAGTTTTTCTGCTTCTGGTATAGTAATTTTCTGCTTACGGGTGCCTTTACCTGTATGGCCGTAGCCGATAGTTAATTTTCCCGATGGGCAGTAATACCTCGTTAACTTAAGTCCCTCAAAGTGTTTTACCAGATTAACGGCTTCTGTAGACAGCTTTGATTCTGGGGATATAGATGGGGTAGTTGGTTGTGTCTCAGGCTGTGTCTCAGGCTGAACAACAGCAGGTTGGAGTTGTCCCTTAAAATGGTTTTCTATCTGGTAATAATCTACACTTGGAAACAATATAGCTGAAAAGATAATTGGAATCATGCAATTAGTTGAAACTCGGCATCCGCAGTAGCGGCTAACAAGACATTTATTCAGCATACAAAGCACTGGAAGGAAATTTAAAAATGGTAGCCCCGCGCGGGGCTACCATTATAGACTAATAACCTCTAACAACCACTCAATCTAACAGGAACTACCTCCGGTTGATTGATTACGTTAGTTCCTACTGATAAACTCTTTAGATACTCCTTAGTCGCTTCTAATGTGTGCGGCTTTCTAATCTTCAAACATCCGTAAACACTATTGTTTGTTGTCACGCTTGACTCCAAATTAGACCCTTTAGTGTCTCTTATACGTAAATCTTCTAGATATGTAAACCTATTAAACAAATAAGTAAACTTAGAAGTGCTTGTTTCTTCATTTCTAATAGAGTCTACTACTAGGTCTGAAACTTGAACTAATACCTCGTAGATATTACCTGCGTCAGGGCACTGCATCCCTACCCACTCTACAGAACCCGCAATAGCAGGTCTGCTTAAATTAGAGTACATTCTGTTAAACTCGTAGGGGGTGTTCATAGGAACTAGCTCTCCTTTAGACAGGAAAGAGGAGCGGCTGTTGAGAATAAGGTGGCCGTCCCATGTAATTACTTGTCCTTGCAGTACCCTTTTTAGGAGGACTAGTCTGTCGGCGGGGTTAACAATGCTATCTAGCGTATTATTCCAGAAATTTATTAGAGCTACTCCGGACAGATTGCTTGCAGCTAAAGACTGTAAAGCTCCGTTAACAAGCTGTTTCTCTTCCGGGGTCCCGTCCCCTGTTAAACGCTGCTTTAGTTCTCTAGCTGTGAAGAAATCTCCTAGGTTATCCAGGGTTTCCTCTGTAAGCAAACTAAAGTAAAAGCTGGATTTTGGTACAACGTAACTTATATCTTGCCCCGGATAGAACGTAACGTAGCTTTCGGTTTTGATATACTTAGCCATTTATATTCTCCTTTTCCATGTAGGTGATAACATCTGTTATTGGATAATTCCTCCCCAGCGACATCTTACTAGCCTCCAAAACCGGAAATACCCAACGTAACAACGGATAATGACTAAACAGCAAACGATAAAGAGGACAGAGGTGTTCCTCGTAGGCAGTTTCATGCAAATACCTATATGTGGTGCTTTCTGATAAACCAGTGGTATTTGAGAAAGGGTTGTTGTATGTAAGGGTAAAGGGCTTACCTTCGCTAGAGGGTAGGACTTCGTTTCTGGTAAACCAGCTAGTTACAACAATATTGGTTAGCCACTCAATCATACTAGCTCTTTTTGTGGAGTTATGTTCTTTAATGAGTTGCTCATTTAAAGTTAGTAGGGAGGACAGGTATTCCGGCGGGCTATTGTTAATTTTAGCCGCGTTTAACATCTTCATGTAATCTGGGTCTATTAACTCTACTAACTCCCTAAGGTTTACATCTTCGTACTCAGATTGTACAGCTTTCCTTAAAGTTGTTATATAGTCTGGGTTAATAAGCTCCAGTAATAGATTAAGCTCTCTACTTTCTATTTTCTTTGCTGCAGTATGCAGAATTTCATAGATATATACTTCTGCACCACTTTTTTCGCTAAAAGGAGTAAACGTCGAACTAGAGTAACACTGGGTGAAAAAGTTATTAGAAAATGTGTTGTTTAGACTATCAAATAAGGATTTGTAGCGGGCAAACAACGCACGAATAACTTTCTTATAAAGTTCTTCAACATCTATCCAGTCTTCCTGTTCTTGCAAGTAAGAGCAAGTATTTGGAGTGACTAGATAAAACTGTTTGAACGGTATAAACGGGGCCAGTAAACTATAGCTATCAAACAACAGAGATTTATAGGGTAGATTGCCTTCGTAGCCTATGCTAACAAAGTATTTTCTCCCCGCTGCGACCTCCTCTTTAATTGTTGTTGAGCTGTATATATTAGGAATGCCCAATACACCTTTTGGATGTGTCAACTGTCGTATAGCTTTTGCCTTAAGAAAACTATTTAGTTTAGGCTTTGCTTTAGACTTCTTTTGCTGTTCTTTTTTTTCTTTCTCTTCTTCAGTTTCTGCACAGGTTAGTCCCACCGATTGCGCGTCTATAAAGGAGTTTTTGAGGTGGTCTCTAATAAGAGGTACTTTCGATATATCTTCTTTAAACTGAGGATAGAATTTATCTCTTAAGAACAGAACAACAGTTGGTTTATCTGTGGGTAGTTTAGTAATTAATTTTTCCACAAATGTCAGGTCTATCTGAGATAAGATATGCTCAAGTGGCCCTAGGTTATCTTCATCTTTATACCTAACTATTAACACGTTGCTTGTGGCAAAAAAATCGAAGTGTGTTAGGTATATAAGTCTATGGTACAATTCTTTTAGAGTCTTGCTTTTCGGCACATCAGATTCAGTACAAGGTAAGCATATCAATCCCCAATCAGATGGTATTTTATTTCCGCTGTAAACAATAGCTCTACTATTCTTTTTATCCTCCTTCACGGATTTAATCACAGACATAGCTTGGTTAAGTATAGCTTGGTTATGATCGTATGGGTCCGTTCTTTTGCCTGCTAAAACTTCTGGCGGGATTATAGTTAGAAAGTTCCGGAAATCCATTGAAGAGGCTGAGTAAAAAGTTTCTGTGTTTCTTATATTCTCCCTTAATAGTAAGTAGAAGAAATTAAAAAAATGTTTACCAAGTTTGACTTGTATACTGTTTTCCAGGTACTCAAAGTCTTCAATTTTTAAGTTTTCAACATTTACATCCGACGGTAAATAAATGCATTTACGAAAGTAAGAATTGGACTGTTTACTGTGCAGTTTAATTTTGCTACTAATAACAAGTTTATTAGCGTCTGAGCCCTCGAAATTATCTGCACTAATTACAGTATCACCAACGACGTAGTGCGTTCTGTACTTTATGAGGGTATAAGCAAACTCTTTTGTTAACCCTTTGGCGTATAGATCGTCCAGATGCGCTTTTTGAGATACAGCGATGTGTTTAAAGACTTCAATGATTAAGTTTCTAATCTTTTCTGTTTCTCTGGAGTCCCAAGATTCTCTGTTGGTTGATAGTTTGAGGTAATTAGTTGGAACCTTAATTACAACAAAGTTACGGTTGTTGTCTATCCAGTTGGTTGCATTAGGCCTCTCAACCCCTGATACGTCCTCGCAGAACCTTGTTAACTGATTTTGGTGCGGAGTATCAGTAACAAAATTATGCTCAAAATAGTCTTTTATACCAGTAAAACCTAACCCGTTAAGCTTTGCATTGTACACAGTATTGTATTCATCTATAACATCGGAGTTTGTCTCTTCAACCAACTTCCTAATATCTTTTAAGTAGATGTAAGAGGAATGATCCTTGAAATACCCATGAACGTTATAGTAGATTATATCTCCTATTTGAATAGCTACGGAGTAATACTCACTTGTAGAACATTTAGAGCTAGCAAAGTCCTTTATACGTCTCACAGCATACTTAAGTTTGTAGGAGATGTCGGAGTTTGGTATGTGGTGTAGGGAGAAATTTGACTTAGCTTGGCCATTAACTGTGGATATAGATTCGTCGTTGCACGATACAGGACAGTCTAGAAACGCTGTTAAGGTTGTCACATAAAACTTAATTTTGTTTAAGGTCTGTGGGTTCTCGTCCACAATCAGTTCTACTGTAGTTCCTGAATGCTCTGTAGTTGGCTCCTCACTAAGCAGCATATATGAATAGGTATCTCTCATACACAGAAAGTAAGTGTACTTCATACCCTCATGTATGGTGTATACGTAAACCTGTTCGCTTGCTGCTAATGCTGACATGCGACCTATACCAAATCCTCCGTTTAGGGAGTTATTGGAGCGTTTGGTGGAGTGGCCTAATTTGCCGTAGGTATCTTGGAATGTTTGTTTAGAGATACCTTTGCCGTAGTCTGTGATGGAGAGTTTGTTGTTATTGTCGGGGATATTGATGTGGATGCCTTTATCGAAGGTATTGTTTTCGCGGATAGCGTCTACAGCGTTTTGGATAGCCTCTCTGATAGCGGAATAGAGGGGATTGCTGTAGAGGTACTGGATTAGGGCATTGGCTAGTATGTGGCTGTTATCTGAGCTGTCTGGGTCTGGTAGACTGAATTTGTGCTCTGTGCTCTCTGTAGGGGTTTTGATAACCACTTTAGAGGGATTGTTAATTATCTCCATGGCTGCTCCTTTGTATTTCTGCGATTCTAGAACGAAAACTGTTATCTTTTTCTGTTCTTTTTTTATCGCAAAAATCTTAATAATTGGCTGAAAGCTCCCCGCAGTAAGACTTATAGGCTATCTAAGTACAGCTTTGTAAGAAATATCTTCAAAAAAACTTTCTTTGTACTGTTGACAGCTGGTCAGAAATTGAGTCATATTAAAGAGACCATCCAAAAAAGCAAAAAAACGATTAAGGGCGGCGGGTGGGCATGGTCTTCCTATATGAAGTATTTAGAAACAGAATATAGAGAATAATAGATCAATGAATAAAGAAAAGAATATAGAAAAAGATTACAAGAAGTAGTATAGAGACAAATATAGAAGTTTTTTTTATAGATCTATTATAGGCGCGCGCGAGGAAAACACGCTGAGTTCCGTTAAGACACAACTTGGCGTGTTTGTAGTTTGTTGACATACGGAGTGGGGTGCAGTTTAGTAGATATTTCACCAGCGGCGTTTAAAGGGCCTTAGGACAGACGGAGCCCCCAAAACGATGAAACGTACTCACCGGGAAAACGATCCAGGTCAGAGACGCTTCTAGAGGCCGCTAATAGAATGCTTTGGCTTGGAGGGCGGCGGCGGGTCGTACAGAGTTTAGTAGATATTTCACCAGCGGCGTTTAAAGGGCCCTAGGACAGACGGAGCCCCCAAAACGATGAAACGTACTCACTGGGAAAACGATCCAGGTCAGAGGCGCTTCTAGAGGCCGCTAATAGAACGCTTTGGCTTTGAGGGCGGCGGAGGTTACTGAGCGGCTGGGATTTTTGCTCTCTCGCGCGCACGCACGCACACGCGCTATTATAGAATATTATAGAACTCTTATAAAATATTAAGATTTATTTAATATTCTCAGACACAGTTTATAGGGTTATTAAATATATTAAAGTGTCGGAGACACTTAAAGGATTAAAGAATTACTTAACAAATCTTAACAATTTATTTTTCACATTTGGAGACAAATGTGATATGATATAGGGAGGTAGGGTGGGGGTGTGGGATGGTTTAAGATACTTAAAGATATAAATAAACTTAAAGATACTTAAATGTATTAAAACACTTAAAGATATATTTATTCTTAAAGTGTCGAAGACACTTAAAGGATTAAAGAATTACTTAACAATTCTTAACAATTTATTTTTCACATTTGGAAACGAATGTGATATGATATAGGGAGGTAGGGTGGGGGTGTGGGATGGTTTAAGTATCTTCTTATTATCTTCTTATTATCTTCTTATTATCTATTATTATCTATTATAGTATCTATTATAGAGCGCGCGCACGCGCGAAGAGAATACAAGAGCTCTTAGAAGGTCTAAAGAGTTCTTAGAAGATTATTACTAGTACTTAAGAATACTAAGAAGTAAAATAAGAAGTAAAAGTATAAACTTACTATTGTTTAATTGAAGATTTAATATTTTTTTAATAGTTACCCCTTTACAGTTAATAGGCAAGTGTGTTAGGTTTCAGGGTGGTTGGGTGGGGGTGAGGGATGGTTTAAGTATCTTCTTATTACTGTTATTAGTTACTTAGAACCAGAAGATTCTATATAAGCAAAATACTAGAACTTCTATTAGATCTCCTATAGACGCGCGCGAGAAGACGAAACTTAAGCGCGCTTTTTGCTTACTCAGCGCGTGTTGGGTTTAAGGTGGGGATTTCACCAGCGGCGTTTAAAGGGCCCTAGGACGGGCGAGGCCCTCAAAACGATGAAACGTACTCACCGGGAAAACGATCCAGGTCAGAGGCGCTTCTAGAGGCCGCTAATAGAATGCTTTGGCTTGGAGGGCGGCGGCGAGTCGTAAAGAGTTTAGTAAATATTTCACCAGCGACGTTTAAAGGGCTCTAGGACGGGCGAGGCCCCCAAAACGATGAAACGTACTCACCGGGAAAACGATCCAGGTCAGAGGCGCTTCTAGAGGCCGCTAATAGAATGCTTTGGTTTGGACGGCGGCGGCGAGTCGTAGAGAGTTTAGTAAATATTTCACCAG